TTACAATAGACACTTGGCAACAGTAGCCAAGTTGGTTAAGGCCCCGAACTCATAATTCGGCTATCGTAGGTTCAAGTCCTACCTGTTGCACAAAGGAGAAAAATGAAAGAGCCAGATGAAAGCGATGAAAGGTTAGCCTATTATCTAGAGATTGGTGCAGTCAGTCTTGAAGGTATGGACGAAAATGGAGAAATGATATATAGTATAACCGAGCTTGCAAAAGACATTGCTCCAGAATTATGGCAATCTCATATAGAATACGTAGATAAATCTCTTATGGAATTATATGAGCAGGGCTTAGTTGAAGTAGAATATGATGAAAACTTAGAGGCTACGCTTCACCTTACTGAAGAGGGTAAGAAAATAGCAAAGCTCAGAGGCCTTGTAGAAATGGACTTTAAGGATATTCCAAACGACTAATTGCAGGGTAATTAATTTTTTGATATAATATATTTAGGTCGCCATAAGGGGCCTAAACAAATTAACTTATTCGCTTGAAGGAGGAATAAAATGGTAACACAATTCGCTATGGATCTTTTTAGGGATCCATTTTTTATTGGCTTTAATCGTGAGATTGAAAGAATGGCTAATGTGCACAATGCTGCATCACGCCAATCATATCCACCGTATGATGTATTAAAGCTAGATGATGACACATATCTCGTATCTCTTGCAGTAGCAGGATTCACAAAGGACAATATTACCGTATCCGTAGACAACGGCACCCTTGTAGTATCTGGAGAAATTGTTGAGGTTACAGACGCAGAGGTTTTGCACAAAGGAATCGCTGCTCGTAAATTTACAAGATCTTTTGCCCTTGGAGAATACATGGAAGTGTCTGGCGCATCGTTAAAGGACGGCATGCTTAATATCAACATTAGCCGATTAGTCCCAGAAGATAAAAAGCCAAAGACCATCAAAATCAAATAAATAGTATAATATAAGTCTGCACCCCGTCACTGGGGAGTCGCAGGCTATTCGGGTCGCTACCCGAAGGATGGACCTGAGCATGTCCTCAAACTGCTCTTTATAATTTAAGGAGAATGATGTTTGAATACAGAGTTAAACAAGTAACAAAAATAGTGGACGGGGATACTATTGATGTTGACATTGATCTTGGATTCAGCATCTCATATTCTCAAAGACTTAGGTTAGCAGGTATAGATACGCCAGAGTCTAGAACAACAGATAAATTTGAAAAAAGTCTTGGGTTAGAGTCAAAAGAATATCTTAAGTCTAAGTTTAAAGACGCAAAAGATATAGTTGTAAAAACAGAAAAGCCAGATAGTTCAGAAAAGTATGGGAGAATTCTTGGATGGGTCTATTTAGATGGAAACACAAAATCAGTTAATGAACAGATGATTGAAGACGGTTATGCGTGGGGATACATGGGAGAAACTAAGGTCAAAGACTTTGCAGCCTTAGCAGAAAAGAGAAAAAAGAGCGGTAAGTAATGCCTATTTACGAATATAAGTGTGAGTGTTCTCCAGACAATATAGTGTCTAAGGAAAGATCTATAACATCAGTTGAACCTAACTATCTATGTGTAAGTTGTGGTAAAAGATTACAAAGACATTTCACACCTTTTGGAATACAGTTTAAAGGTAATGGATTTTACAAAACAGATAATGTTAAGTAATTTAAATTAACATTCTGCTATAATTGCTAAGTAAGCAAAGATATTGCATTACTTAGGAGATACCTAGTTGACTAGAAAGTTACAGTACCTTTTAACCAGCCTTTTTATAATCGGCTGGCTTTTCCTTTTTGGGCCAAGCAACGCATATGCAGATGAAGTTACTGTGCAGGTAACTCCAGCTGACCCTAGTACTAATTCAGAAACTACCACTACAACCACTCCTGTCACAGTTGAGACAGTTGTGGCCAAGGTAGAGACAGCAGAAACAACACTACAGCAAGCTGCTGAAACTCAAGCAACAGCTATTATCAATACTATTCAGGCCAATGTGCCAAATACAGATACACAGGCTGCAACCACAATTGCTACTACTCAAGAGCCTATTGCTACGGCGGTAGCAGAGGCAACAGTAAAGGTGTCAGAAGCAAACGCTGCTATCCAGTCTGCAGAGACAGCCGTGGCTATTGCTACAACAGCACAAGCGGCAGTCGAGTCTCAAACTACAGTTGTGGCTACTGCTACTGAAAATCTTAATACATCACAAACCTCATTAAATACCATAACTCAGCAGGTTGAATCTCAGACCGCAGTTGTTGCAGCAGATACTCAGGCAGTTGCTACTGCTACAGCAGCTGTTACAGCCCAAACAGCGGTTGTTAATACAGAAACTGCAGAATTAACCGCCCTTCAAAATACACCTTCAGACAGCAAGACATATACAACTGAGGGGTACGTAGCACCTGTTGCTCCAGAAACACCAACAATAACTACTACAACTCTTCCTCCAATGTGGGATGCATCAACTAAAATAAATACACCATTTGATATTAAAATGGGTGACACCGTTTATGAAGGTCAAGGAAGCAATAGTCAAATATATGTAACTTCTAAAGCAACCATAACATTTGGCACAGGAGATCATAATTGGTGGGACTTCCCAGTGGGGCCACATATTTCTGTATACGGTTCTGATTTTATGAGTGCAGGAACTGGTGCAGGAATAACTGTAACCACAACAGAGACTACGCTTGCTGTCGATTGGGATTTGCATAGATTTGGAGACAATAACGGACCAATTACAAATGTTAATTGGACAATGACAGTCAACCCTACTTCTGGTGAATGGACTGGAACTGCAACTGTTGCTGGAAATACAACCTCTTTGTACGGAGGTCCACGTACTGGTGTTCGTGAAACAGCTGGTGCTCCAGTACAAGAAATGACAAATGTAACAAATGCAGAACTAACAACTCAAATTGCTGAGCAAACAACTGTTGTTGCTACAGAAACAGCAGAATTAAATACATTAACTCAGGTAAAGAATGAAGCTGTTGCAGTATTAGCAGCTGACACTACAGTATTAAATACACTACAAGAGCAAAAAGCAGTTGCGGAATCGACGGTAGCGTCAAATACTACTATCAAAGAAGCTGAAGTAGCAACTCTTAATAATCTTACTCAAACTGCAACCGCAACAGTACAAGCAGCAGATACCCTTGCTAACACAGCAGTGTCTAAAGTTAATGAGGCAGTAACAGCTATGACAAATGCTGCACAGGTTACAGTTAATTATTATGCGGAACAAAGAGCCGCACAGCAGGCTGCATCTCAAGCTGCAGCGGAAGCTGCAGCAGAACAAGCTGCACAAGAAGCAGCAGCAGCGGAAGCTGCAGCTGCAAGAGCAGAAGCCCAAGCTAAAGCAGCAGCGGAAGCTGCAGCAAAAGCAGAAGCAGAAGCTAAGGCAGCCGCTGAAGCAGCGGCTAAAGCAGAAGCAGATCGTGTAGCAGCAGAAGAAGCAGCAGAAAAGGCAGAAGCGGAAGCTAAGGCGCAAGCCGAAGCAGATGCAAAAGCAGAAGCAGATAGGTTAGCAGCAGAGGCTGAGGCAGCAGCGCAAGCCGAAGCAGATGCTAAAGCAGAAGCAGAGGCTAAGGCACAAGCAGAGGCAGACGCAAAAGCAGAAGCAGAGGCTAAGGCAGCAGAAGCAGAAGCATTAAAAAAAGAAGCAGAAGCAAAAGAAGCAGAGGCTGAAAAAGCTAAAGCAGAAGAAGAAGCATTAAAGAAAGCAGCTGAAGAAGGCAAGCTAACTGAAGAGCAAAAAGAAGTTGTAGTAGAAAAATTAATAGAGAACCTCGCACCTGGAGAGTCTGTTTCAGCAGCAGAAATTAAAGCAGCAGGAGTTTCTTATTCAGATCTACCACCAGCAACACCAGTAGATGTTCGTACAGATGAAAACGGAAATGCTGTTGTAATTACTGCAGCAGTTGCTGCTCAAGTTGAATTATTACAAAATCCAGCAGCTTTAGTAGAAGAATTATTTACAAATCCAGCAGCAGCATTAGCGGCATTTGGAAGCATAGGCGCAGATATGTCAGATGAAGAAAGAGAAGAGGCAACAGATATGGTTGTTGCTACAGTTGTAGCAGCAGGTGCAGCAATTAATGCAGCAGCAGTTGCCACAGGAGGAGCCACTGGAAGTAGCACAGGAAGCGGAGGAAGTTCTGGTGGGGGTGGCGCTTCAGGAGCCAATTCACCAGGTTCACGAGGAGGTAGAAAATGGTAAGAGTAATAAAGAATATAATCAAGGATCTAATTGATCAGGCTTGGACCCTTCTAGGTATGTTTATAGCCTGGGTGGTCCTAGATGGATCTGCTAAAACTATTGTAGGCTATGGAATTATAGCCACTACAGCCCTTTGGGTAGTTACAAGCCCTGCTAGAAATAAAGACTCAGAATAGGGTATAATAGTGGTATGAAAAGAATAATGACTATTGCTTTGTCAGGCCTACTAATGCTATCATTAACTGGATGCGAATCTTTAAATAGATACCGCTATCCTTGTCAGGATCCTGCTAATTGGGAGAAGGCGGAATGCAATCCTCCAATCTGTGAAGCAACAGGCACATGCACTAAAGACGTAATTGGTAAATTATCAACTACAACAACTGAAACAGGTACACCAAATGGCTAAAGAAAGACTAAGTCCACAGGATTTAGATGCTAGATTAAAATTTATTTTAGGAATTACATTAGGCACAATTCTTTTGTGCACATCATTGGGCATTCTATATGCTTTAATTTTCGTAACACAGCCAATTGGCGGACAGTCAGAGAATGATAAGATGTTCTTTAACGTACTTGGTTCTGTTGCAACATTTATTACAGGAACACTTGCAGGTCTATTGATTGGTCAATCTGGTGCTAAGGATATTATGTCAGCACAGTTGGCAAACAAGGAAATGGATGCGAAGAACACACAAGCAGATAAAAAGCTTGAAGCAGAAATTGA